AAACACGTCACCAATTGCGTCCTTGATCTCTTCAAGGTCTTCTTTCTCAATGCCCTGAAGAAGCTCATTCACTTCCTCTTGGGTCTTTTTCCATTGAGACATTGGGTTCGGGTTAGGAAGAATACCTTTACCAGTTCCCCAATCTTGAATGTCCTGTACTAGCTTATCCATGTTCATAATTTCTTCCTTTATTACTGCGCTGATGCGCCCCAGACTTCACCCCAATCACCTGACAGGGCACCTTTTGCGTAATCCACAGACTTGTTCTCAAAAAAGTTAGTGTGGGTAACGCCCAACATTCCATCGACCCACTCCAGCGGGTTGTTCTTGACCTTGAAAATGCCTCTCATTCCGAGAGAGATCAGACGTCGGTCTGCGATGTAGCGAATGTATTGCTTAACCTCTTCACGGGTCAGATTTTCCATCTCATTGACGCCGAAAGCTAGGTCGATAAACTTGTCCTCAAGGTACACCATCTTCTCTGCAATGGTGTAGATCTTGTGCTTCAGATCATCGTTCCAAAGCCCACGGTTCTCTTGAACGTAGGTACGGAAAAGCTGGATCATGCTCTCAGTGTGCAAAGTTTCGTCTGCAATCGACCAAGCAATGATCTGGCCCATGCCTTTCATCTTACCATGGCGGGCAAAATTAAGTAACATGATGAACGAAGAAAATAACTGCATACCTTCAGTAAATGCAGAGAATCCGGCGATCTGCGCGGGCAGGTCATCCTCTCCTTGCAATTGCTGGAAGTAGTCGTGCTTCTCCGCCATTTCAGCGTATTCAAGAAACTCGTTGTAGGTGCTCTCAGGCATCCCGAGAGTTTCGATCAGGTGGCTATAGGCCGCCACATGGATCGCCTCACGAGCCGCGAATGACGACAGCATCATACGAACTTCAGGCTGGGGGAACATAGGAAGATAGTTCTTCACATACGCCCCGGAGACGTCGATGTCGCCCTGAGTAAAGAAGCGGAAGATCTTTGTCAGAAACTCCTTCTCATCTTCTGACAAACGGTTACGCCAGTCCTTGGTGTCTTCCAGCATAGGAACCTCAGTCCACAGCCAGTGCATCTGTTCAGATGCTTGAAACGCGTCGTACGCCCAAGGGTAGTTGAAGGGTTTGTAAAAGTCGCGGCTATCAGTCAGTTTTGGTTTCATTTTAGTCATTTTATCCCTCACACGCCAAGCAAGTGTCGCCGTCAGCAACGGCTGTTAAGTCGATTTCGTCTTCAATGCGTCTACGCTCGATCTGCATACCTACGCGGTCAGCTTTGCGTAGTTTGTCAGAGCGGCAGTAGTACAAGCTCTTCAGGCCCTGCTTCCAAGCTAGGAAGTGACAGGCGTGTAGATACTTGACGTTCACATCAGGCCGGAAGAACAGGTTCAGAGACTGGCCCTGATCAATGTACGGCTGACGGTCTGCGGCCAAGTCGATCAACCAACGCTGGTCAATCTCGATGGCGGTCTTGAAGACGTCCTTAACTTCGTCAGGGATGTCTAGGTGCTGAACTGATCCGTCGTTCGCAGTGATCGATGCCCAGATCTTGCCATTGTTAAGGCCCAAGCGTTCTAATTCACGCTCAAGGTACTTATTGCGCTGTATATACGCGCCGGACAGAGTGTCCTGACGGAATACGTTAGCGCGGAAGGGCTCGATTGAGGGGCTGGTGTTACCCATGATCAAAGAACTAGACGCATTAGGTGCAATGGCCGTCCAGTGCGAGAAACGGCGAGATACGCCAACTTCTTCCGCGTCTGGGCAAGCGCCACGCTTCTCTACAAGCATCATGTCACCAACAGAACAACGTTCGCGGATGTGCATATAGATCTGCTTGTTCATTACCCGGGCCATGGCGCAGTCCAAAGGAATGTTCTTCTTCTGGAAATACGCGTGTAGGCCAAGGGTACCGATACCAATGGAACGCTCACGCATTGCGCTATAAACCGCCCGTGAAACGTGCTTAGGCGCATTGTCGATAAAGTGTTGGAGCACGTTATCTAGAAATTCCATAATATCGGGAATAAACTCGGGCACCTTGCTCCACTGGTCGTACCGCTCGACGTTCAGAGACGACAAGCAACACACAGCGGAACGATGTTCGTTCGTTGGCAGGAAGATCTCAGTGCAGAGGTTCGAGCCATTGATACGAAGGCCAGATGCCTTGAGCCAGTTAGGAAGCTGGCGGTTGGCGGCGTCCAAGAAGATGACGTATGGCTCACCCGTCTGCATACGAAGCTCCATCAGCTTCATCCACAGTTCCCGGGCAGACACAACTTCAGTCACCTGACCGTTGTTAGGGTTGATCAGCGGCCAACTATCATCGAAGTCGTCGTACCGCATAGCGTTCTCGACAAGCTCCATGAATGCGTCTGAGATATTGATCCCATGATGCAGATTCAGAGTACGGAAGTTCTGGTCGCCTGTAGGCTTACGCATCTCCATAAACTGAACAATGTCAGGGTGACTAACATCCAAGAACGCGGCGTATGAACCACGGCGGGTCTTGCCCTGACGATACGCCAGAGATCCTGCGTCATACGTCTTCAGGTGAGGCATAACGCCAACTGACTTATCGTCAGCACCACGAATGCCAACATGAATGCCTACACCGCCCCCTAGCATCGATAGCCAAGATACTTCAGAATAAGTGTTTACCAACCCTTCGGCGCTATCGTCCAAGTAGGAAAGGAAGCACGAGATCGGCAAACCTTTGTTACTACGGCCGTAGGACAGGATGGGTGTTGAGAAAGATAGCCAATGCTTACTTGCGTAATCATAGATGCGCTGGGCGTGTTCCGGGTCGCTTGCAAAGGCTTCCGCAACATACGCAAAACGCTCCTGCGGCGACTGTTCCTCGTCGCGCATATAGCTTTCTTTTAGACGTGTTAAACCGAGCGAGTCGAATAGCTCATCCCGGCTTAAATCAATTTGTACTGACGACATTTGATCCCCTTATCAATTATTTCAAAGTTTCTTTGCCGTGGAACCACGCCACCACGGCCTTGCGATTGCCCATCCACACAGGACGCGCGACGTGCCTGACGTGGGAAGGGAAAATTGTTGCTGTGCCTCTGTACTTGGGCGCGTGGTTAACGAACGCCCCGTCTGGGAGGTGCGTATGGGAGTCAAGCTCCAGACGTCCGCCCTTATAGTCGCCCGGATCGGACAACTGTATTACACAGGTCAGCTTGCGAGTGGCCACACGGTCACTAGCGTTGTCGATGTGCCAATTGTAGAAATTACCTACGCCGTACTCTAGGTACTGTAGGGTTTCCATTTCGCCATCTAGGTTGAAGCCCAACCAACGATCATTGATAGCCATGACAGTATTGCGAATACGCAAATACGCCCATGCTGTCTCAGGGTCGGTTGGCAACCATGCCACTTTGCAATTACGCGCCAATCTATCGCGCCAACTAGGCTTCACAGAAAGCACATCAGCTTTCCTAGCCGCCTGTCTTTGCGCTAGATCGACGAACGCATCGCACTCTTCTTCATTGAACATCTCTGTCCAAGTGAATTGTTGAATGTGCCGCATGATCTACTCCTGCAACTTGTGTAGGTAGTATTCAGCTTTACCGATGGACTCAGTCCCGCCCTTATAGCGTTCCCGCCAGACATATTTCAGGGCGTTACCTTTGCAGTAGCCCCGAAACTCTTCTGGTGTCAGTGCGGCACGGATAGCGTCGATACACTCAATATCACCCTGCTTGTAGTGCGGGGGCTGGTTGACCATATCGACAGTTTTCTCCCAATCTTCCGGAACAGAGTTGAGTATTTGGCGATTAGCCTGATCCCATTCGTCAGGCGTTGCATCATTTAGACGTCGGGTCATATCAATGCTTCCTATGTTTCTTAGGGTCAAACTTGATGACAGTAGAGTCTTCACTTTTGGCCTTCAGGGCTTCGAGAAGCTCTTCAGCGGGCTCAAAATCAAGCTCAAGCTGGTCACCTACGTCTTCTGCATTGAAGCCACTGAACCCGGGGGCAGAGCGAACTGCCTTACCCGTGGTGATGATTGCCTCATTCTGCGAAGTGATTACGCCGTACAGTCCTGCTAGAAGATCTTGCAGGTAATCCTGCCACTCTTCAGGGTACTCTTCCGAGAAGGTACTACCTGCGCTCACTATCAAGTCACCTTCTTCATCGATGGTGATGTCAAGGAATACGCCTTCAAATTTGTTGCTCATGCTACGTTCCTAAGTGAGTTGATAATCTTGAGAGAGGCACGATTATGCTTCTCTTTCAGCCAATTAAGAGGAACCAACTTGTCAGCGTATTCAAAACCGTAGCGTTCGCACCACATTGCGTAGGTGGTCTTAGATCCTTTACGGATCTTCCCTGCGCTGTTGGTGAACACAAACCGAAGATCTAGGTCAGGGTACTGTTTCTGTAGAAGCAGATGTTTCTGACGATCTTCGATGGCGAAGCGCCCTTTTGTCTCGATGACAATGCCGTTGGGAAGTAAAAAGTCTGGCGTGTAGTAGTGATCGCTTTCAGGAACCACATAAGGGATCCTGAAGCATTCATACTCAGCGTCCACGCCAGCTTTAACTAACTCTGACTGTACTTTCTCTTCCAGCCCTGAGCGGTAACCTGCGGCTAACGCCCGAGAGCGGACATTGGGTGTGCGTCTGGCCATAGAGGGTTACACTCCCTCTTCGTTGTACTTGGCGTACCAGAAGTACTTCGGAGACGCGGCCTTAGAGCCTGTCTGCGGTCTGTACTCTGCTTCCGGCCAGCACTTGTGAGTGTAATCACAGAACGTACAGGTCGTATGCAGTCGCTTACTGCCTGTAGGCTTGCCTCTGAAATACTCAGTCACAGGCTCATACCCACGAGAGAACTCTTTGTCGCTCTCAACGTGAATAAT